TTAATGGAATCTTATCTAATTTATGAAGAAAAAATGCATAAAGAAGAAGAAGAAATGGACTTAGCTGAATTTGCAAATTCTTTTTCTAATGATACTGAAGAGATGTTAGATGAAATGAACTTTGGTGACGGAGATTTAGAACCATACTTTGAATATCAAGATGATTTTGATACAGAAAATTTCAATAATTCTGAAGATTTAGATGAAGGTGGTATGGGTTACGACAATTATATGAGAGATAAATATGATGGTAGAGATTCTGAAGTTATTGGTGTTTATTCTGATATTGATAACCAAAGATACGGTGGAAAAAGAATGCCGGGTGAAGGTTTTTATAGTGATGGAAATGGATTTATTTCAGAAATAAAAAATATGTCTAAAGCTCAAAAAGATTTTATATTAAGAGAAACAAAAAAAGAGTTAAATAAACGTTTAAGAAAGTAATTTTAAAAACTATGATTAAATTTTTTGAAAAAATAGGAATTATTGGAACGTTTTTATTTACTATTTTAGTTACCATAGTACCACCATTAATCGTAGGTTTTTTGGTGGATGGAGTTAATGAAACTGTTCAAAACGTAGCTCAGGTATTATTTTACGTAATGCTCAGTCTATTAACTTTAGGGTGGATATTAGCTATAATTGGCACATCAAAATATCCAAAATCAAATAATGAACCAATCAGAAATGCTATAAGAAAGTTGTTTTTTATATTAGGTTGGAGAAATGATTAATATTATCTTATATTTTGTATTATCTGTGGCTTTAGGAATCACTAAAGCCATAGTTGATACTTTATCTTTTAGAAAGGGAACAAATATCTTCCCAAGTTCATGGCAAATAGATAACAGTTGGAGAAATAAGTGGAAAAACGGTGACCCTAAACAAGGAGAAAAGTTTTGGGGTAGTAGTCGTTGGTTTGTACCATTTACTGATGCCTTTCATTTTACAGGTATGATTAACCACATAATAATATTTTTAATGATTGGCATTTTTCATTTTATTCAAGTTGAAAGTATTTGGTCAATACTATTTTTGTATTTAGTAGGTGGTTATGTGTTGTCAAGAACGGTGTTTCATGTTTTTTATACTTATATTTTCATAAAAAATAATGTGGATTAGTATTATATACTCAATTAACATCAAATCTTTAATTTAAGATAGTAAGACATATTTATATGATATAAAAGTATTTAAAATGAAGAATTTAATAAGACAAATTTTAAAAGAGTATACTAATCAACAATTAAATGAGTTGGCTAAAACTAATAGATTAATTCTTTTAGATGTTGATGATACATTACTTAAACCAACTGGAGTATACATTTATAGAAACCTACCTTCAGACCCACAAGAAGTAGCTCTGACACCTTATGAATATGGGTTAGAGTCAGTAACACCAGAAACAAAAAAATATTACGATTATAGGGATTTTATTGACCCAAGAAAAACACAAATGTCGATAGAAAAAGCAGAACCAATTGTTGCTAACTTATCTGTTATGGATGATTATTTAAAAATGGGTCATCAAATAGGTATATTAACAGCTAGAGCAAATGAAGATATTGTTTATAACGGACTTAAAAATTTCTTAACATATAGAGACAGTAAAGGTAATTTAGTTCCAATAGGAGATAGATTATCTAGAGAGAATGTGTATGCAATTAATGACACAAATAGAGCTAAGACATTAGAGTCAGAAACTGATTATGGTAAAAAAGCTGAAGTGGTTGAAAAACTGTTAAACAGATACGATGAGATAGTATTCATTGATGATGATATGAAGAATATTAAACAAATGAAATTATTGAAAAGAGATTTGCCAGAATATTTAGCTAATAAATTATTTGTAATGTACGCTAAAGAATAATAGCTTTTAATGTATTTATATATAAAAGGCTTATGCTGTAAGCATATAAATTTAAAAAAAATAAAGTAAAGGGTTAATTTAGACAATTTTTAAAATCCTATATATTTATTAGTAAATAAGAAAAACAAAAAAGAAAAAATAACATGGCTGATTTATTAATGAAAATGCCCATACCGTATGAACCTAAAAAGAAAAATAGGTTTATTTTAAGATTTCCATCATCTTTGGGAATTAATGAATGGTATGTGGAGAGTACTTCTAGACCTGCTGTTAATATTAATGCAGTAGAAATTCCTTTCCTAAACACATCTACTTATGTTGCAGGTAGATTTACTTGGAACACCATTAGTGTTACGTTTAGAGACCCTATTGGTCCTTCAGCAGCACAAGCTTTAATGGAGTGGGTAAGACTTCACGCTGAGTCCGTTACTGGTAGAATGGGGTATGCTGCGGGATATAAGAAAGATATTGATTTAGAAATGTTAGACCCTACAGGTGTTGTAGTTGAAAAATGGATATTACAAGGAACATTTTTACAAGATGTAAATTTTGATAGTTTAGGTTATAGTGATGATGCTATCGCTACTATTTCAGCAACTCTAAGACCAGACAGATGTATTTTGGTTTACTAAAATTAAAAATAAAATAATATTTAAGAATCCACACAAAAGTGTGGATTTTTTTTTATAACTATGTACTTAGAAAATTATTTATCTATTATTTATACGTTATAAACTAATAAATAAGATTATTTTAAATTTAATATGGACCCAAGAGAATACGCAGACCCATCTTATTCTAATATACCATACGATGTAGTACAATTACCATCTAAAGGTATGTTTTATAGAAACAAGTTGGATTCGGTTAAAGTAACATACTTAACAGCATCTGATGAAAATTTACTAAGTTCACCTAACATAATTGAAAGTGGAAATATTATTGATGAACTTCTTAGAAGAAAAATTCTAGGTAGTGATGTTAATATTTCTGAAATGTTAGAGTGTGATAAACAAGCTATTTTAATATTTTTAAGAAACACAGCTTTTGGTTCCACCTATGAATTCACATTAACAGACCCAAAAACAAAACAAAAATTTACACACAGTCATGACTTAAGTAATGTTAGTATGAAAGAGTTTAATTTAGTGGCTGATGAAAAAGGTGAATTTACATACACATTACCAATTACAAAAAAAGTAATTAAATTTAAATTCTTAAGTTCAACACAAGAAACTGAATTAGCTAATATTGATTCACAATATGAAGGAAGAATATCACCAAAAGTAACAAGAAGGTTAGAATATTTAATCCAAGAAATAGAAGGTGAACGAGATAAAGGTAATTTAGCACAAATGATTCAGTCAATGCCAATAAAAGATTCCCAAGAGTTTAGAAATTATGTTAAAGATAATGAACCTGGGTTGGATTTAAAAGTAACAGTTAGGGCACCATCGGGAGAAGAGGTTACAACTTCGGTTGTTCTTGGTGCCCATTTTTTTCGTCCTTTCTTCGGAGTATAGGCAAGGTGTGCTTGATGAAATCTATTATTTAGTAAAATTTGCAAATTTCAATCATAAAGACTTAATGTTAATGCCAGTATATGAACGTAGGTATTATCTTAACAAACTTATAGAAGAGTTTGAAAAGAAAAAAGAAGCGGTTGAAAAACAAAAAAATAGTTCCCGTAGACTTTAAAAATCATTAATAATCTATTTATATAGAAAAAGAACATGGCAAGATTTAATGCTTCACCAATCAACACTAATTGGCAAAATTTAACTGTTAGTCAAAGAGAGGAACTAGAAAAGGTAAATATTGACCAAAAAGTATGGGATAGTTGGAATAGTGCAGCTAAATCCACAACTAGTAGTGCTGCTAATTCAACAACAGATTTTAACAAAGGTCAAAGTGAATTAACTGGTACAATATCTAAAAATTTATCGTTATGGACAGACCTTGCAGATTCGATTAGGGGAGCTGAAGGAGCACAAGAAACACTTACTTCACTTACTAACATAGCTGTCGCTGCTTTACAAAAAGAACAAACTATAAGAAAATCAATAGTTCAAGATTTAGGTCAAGTAGGTCAACTACAACAAATGCAAAATGAAACCATAATGCAAGCTTCGATAGAAGCTCAAAGATATGGTGTTTCATTAGATAATGTTTTACGAACAACGCATGCATTATCACAAGAAATGGGTAGAAACGTACTAATGTCTGATGAAGACATATCTAGATTAAGTATATTTACAGAAGCTATCGGATTGACAACTAATCAAACAGCTAGAATGGTTACACATTTTGACCAAATGGGTCTTTCAGTTGGTGAAGCTATAGACAAAGGTAATGAAATGGCTAATGTAGCTAGACAAATGGGTCTAAATGTTGGTGAATTCATGGATACCATAAGTCAAAATATGAGTATGATGAATACCTATAATTTTTCTGATGGTGTTAGAGGATTTGCAAAAATGGCTGCACAAGCACAAAAATTAGGTATTAGTATGGCGACAACAGCCACTTTAGCTGAAAAAGTAATGGACCCAGAAGGTGCTATAGAATTGGCTGCTAACTTACAAGTAATTGGTGGAGCTGTTGGAGACTTAGCCGACCCATTTAAATTAATGTACATGGCTACAAATGATTTAGGGGCATTACAAGACTCATTAGTACAAGCAGGTCAAGAACTAGCAGTATTTAATGAAGAGACTGGAGAAATATCTTTCCCACCTACAGCTCAAAGACAATTACGTGCTATGGCAGATGCACTAGGTATGAATAAAGATGAGTTGGCGTCAATGATTAAATTACAAACTAAATTCCAAGCAGTACAAAATCAGTTCTCATTTGATTTAGAAGGTAGAGAAGACATGCAGGAATTTGTTACTAGCATGGCTAGTTTAAATCAACAAACTGGAAAATATGAAATAAAAGTTCCTGGATTAGAAGAAGCGGTAGAAATAGAGGATTTAACAGCTAGTCAGTTAGATAAGTTAAAAGAAGTTCAAGACCAACAACAAATGACAGAAAAAGAGTTGATGGCAGAACAAACTGGATTTTTAAAAAGTATAGACGACAATACAAAGGCTTTAGATGCCGCTTTATTAGGTGGTGTTATGGAAGGTTTAGACGTATCAGAAATATCTACAAACTTAAGTCAAGCTATAAATAAAGCTTTTAGTTCTGACGAATTAGGTAATTTAAGTGATTCTGTAGGTTCATTAGTAAGAAGTGGTTTTGAAAATATTTTTGGAACAGAATTCGAAAATATTACTGAAGGTACAGCTGATGTAGGTAATGTTGCACAAGCTTTAACAGGTACTCTTTTTGGTGGACTTACAGATGCATTAAATAATTTTACAGAAATGAGTGAGGGTAGTTTTCAATTACAAGAAGGTTACTTTGATGTTAATACATTAAATGTTAATGGTACAAATGCAAATGATTTTACAGTACCAGAAGGAAAAACTAAAGCTGTTTTAACTAACGATGGATTTATAATACCTTCAGTAAATGACACTGTGAGTGGTGTTGATTTAACCGCTGGAGCTAGAGGAGCAAATTTAGGTTCATTAGTTAATAATACAACAAATATGCCAGAAAAAAATATTAAGGTAGAGTTTACAGGGTTACCTACAAAAATACCAATTGAATTAAATGGAATAAACATGGGTGATTTCAATTGGAGAGGATTAATAGGTAATTCTTTATTTATGCAGAATTTAAAAGCTACATTAATTGAGACTAATTTAACTACAGCTCCCGATATGAATAATGAAAGAGAATTAGCTAGATACCCAAATTTGAATAGGTATCCAAATATGAATATGAATAGCTAATAATTTTTTTTTCGAATATTTATAGTAAAATAAAGAATTATGCCGGGTTCTCCACAAAATAACAATTTTTCACAATTAAGTTTTTCGGGTACTAAAGCTCTAAGAGATTTATTATTAACCAAAAATTTACCAAATCCAGAAGGGATAGGACCATATGGCACATATAATAATTCAACATATTCTGTTACATCTTTAAGTGTTAAAGACGTTATAGACCAACCAAGTGTTGAAGAAAATTCTGAGATGTTTTTAGATAAACTTTATTTAAATAACGCTTATGGTCCAAAAGGTGGTTATTCAAATTTTATAAACATATATACTACTAGTCAAGGTGTAGCTAAAGTAAATGAAGGTGAATACCCTAATTTTACAGCACCAGAAACTGGAGCTGGTTTATTTGGTGAAAATCCATTTAGAACAGTAGGAAGATATTATTCACCAATAGATATACTATTAGGTGTATCAGCTGAAGGTTTATTATCACAAACATTATTACAAGATAGTCCATTACAACAGGCTGCAGCAATACAATTAAGAAGTGAATTTCAAGAAAGGATAGCTCAAGAATTATATCAAGAAACCATAGGCAGACTAAGTTTTGTTGATGCTTTACAAGACCCAATAGATGCTTTAGATATTGTAACTGGTAGACAACCATTAATTCAAAGAGATAATACAATAACACAACCTAAATCAATTGTAGGTCAAGGATTAGATTTTGTATCAAGAATTACCGGAGTTTATGTACCTTATTCTTATATTCCTGGTGATTACTTTGAACTTGAACCACCTAGAGGTTCAAACGGAGTTGAAAAAGTTATTTCAGATATTACGGGTATATTAGGAAGTTTAATAGGAATACCAAGAAGAAGACAATCACCATCACAAAGATTTTTAGAGTATACTGGTAATGGTACTAAATCCAGGTTATTTAAAGCTATTAGATATAATAAATATGGTCCACAATATGGTGAGGGTGAACAAGCACGGACAGCTATAGGTGTTGGATTTGGTGAAGCTATAGATTTTATAGGTGGTGGAATATTAGGTTTTGGTAATTTCCCACCTAACCCACCACAGTATGTTGGTGGACCTAGAAATAGGATTGTTGATATGACAAGTCCACCAGAAAACACATATGCTGGTAAAAATTATGTTCCGATATTTGGACCAGACGCAGTATCTAAAGAATTTGACCAAAACGATTATGATTTTGGTATGAAAGGTAGGACCTATACTAATCAAGGTGATACGGCGGCTGGTTTTACTTGGTATACTAATAAAACACCTGGTGGTGGTTTTCTAAACAGTATCCCATCTTTATTTAATAATAATGCAAATAACAATAGAATAGGACCACAAGAACCTGGTGCAACACAAGGACCAGAAGGGTCAACAGACAATACTACTAGATATCAAACACCAAATAATTACGATAGGACAAAATCATCAAACTATTCATTTAGAGAAGATAGTTTGATGGATGTAACACAACAAATTATTGATTCAGTACCAAAAGGTGGAGCGGCTTTAAAGTCAGTTTCACATGCTATGAACCAAGTTAGTAAAGTATTTAATGATGGGTATAAAGAATTGACTAAAGGTTCTAGAGTTAGAAGATTTGTAAATACAGACCCAACAAGTGGAAATGGTGTTGAAGAAGCAAGAGAATACTGTAGAGTATGGACTAAAGACGTACCTTATTACACTTATGATAGAATGGTTAGATTTAATACTAACCACAGAAAAGAAACTTATTCTGTTTTAGATAGTCCGTTTAATTTAAATATAGCTCCACATAGAACTGATGAATCTGGAAAAGGTTCAAGTAATATTGTTGATGGTAAAGTTAAAAAATATATGTTCTCAATAGAGAACTTAGCTTGGAGAACTAGTGGTGAACCTGGATTTACATATGATGATTTACCATCGTGTGAAAAAGGTCCGAATGGGGGTAGAATTATGTGGTTTCCACCTTATGATTTAAGTGTTGATGAATCTAGTAATGCTAATTGGACTGAAAACACATTTTTAGGTAGACCAGAACCAATATATACTTACAATAATACAAATAGAACTGGTAGTTTAAGATTTAAAATAGTTGTTGACCACCCAAGTATTCTTAATTTATTAGTTAGGAAAGAATTAGAAAAATTAGGACCAGAACAAACTGACGCTATAGTAGATTCATTTTTTGCTGGGTGTAAAAGATATGACATATTTGATTTAGCTAGGAAATGGAAACAATTTTCAGTTAATGAGTTACAATCTTTAAACGAACAACTTAACACACCTGGTTTATCAGATAGAGCAACTAGAGAAATTATAAATGAATCAGCGACAGAAGAACCACAAGAAGTAGAGAATGTAACTTTACCAACTCTAGAACCAGGTCTAACATTTTATTTTGATAACGATTATCCAGACCCAAATACATCTAGAATTACATCAACTGTTAGTTATGTTGAATGTGCGGAAGGGAGTATGTCTTCATTTGGACAATATTTAGTACCTGGAGGAACATCATTTCAACCACAAATAGATAGAGCTGTTGATTCACAAAAAGAAGGATTAAGTAATTTTTTCAATAATATAGCTTATAGTGAATATCAAGATGTTTGGCCTAAATTTGCTAGGGACTTAAAAACAATATTAGATTCGGGATTACATACTGTTACATTGAGTTTTAATGGTTCAGCTAGTTCTATCGCTACTAATGAATATAACAAAAAATTATCACAAAGAAGATTAGATTCTGTGAAACAAATGTTTAAAAACTATCAAATAGATGGGAAAAATGCATTTTCAGCTTACATTGATAGTGGTGATTTAAATATACCAGATGGTCAAGCTTTAGGTGAAGAATTTTGTAATAATGTTTTATATTCTGCGACAACTGGAACTGGTGAGGCTGGAGAAGTTGGAGCTGTTTATTCTGCTCCAGCAGCTAGTTGTAGATATGTGACAATATCTAACATTGATATGGAAGCTAAACCAAAACCTGAACCAGAACCTGAACCAAAACCACCTATAGATAGAAAAAGAATTAGACCGATATCACAACAAGAAGAATTAAATATTGAAAAAGATAAAAATACTAGAAGAGAAATCGCTAATAAGATATTACAAAAAATGGTTACAGAATGTGATTATTTTGATATGATACAAGAAGAAAATGAATTTATTTATGATTCTTTAAAACAAAAATTTAAATTTTTCCATCCAAGTTTTCATAGTATTACACCCGAAGGTTTAAATAGTAGATTAACTTTTTTAAATCAATGTGTTAGACCTGGTGCTACAATACCAACAGTTGTTGATAGAGGAGGAACTTTAAATAGGTCTGTAGATGCTAAAAATACATCATTTGGTGCACCACCGATATGTGTTTTAAGGGTTGGTGATTTTTATCACACAAAAATAGCTATAGATAATGTTTCTTTTACATACGATAATAATTTATTAGATTTAAATCCTGAAGGTATTGGAGTACAACCTATGATAGCTACTGTAAGTATTAGTTTTAAATATATTGGTGGTCAAGGGTTAAAAGAACCAGTAACACAATTACAAAATGCATTATCATTTAACTTTTTCGCTAATACAGAAGTTTATGATGATAGAGCTGTATTAACTGTAACAGATAAAGACCCAGACGAACAAGCTTGGATACAAGAAAATTCTGATTTAATTAATAATACTGGATTAGATAATCCACAAGGTACAGCTGATGAAGTAGATGAACAAGATACTTCATCTAATGATGGTATTACGATAGGTGATAGAACAAACTCACAAGAAGGTACTAGTGGTCAAACTGGTACTATAAATTATCAAAATAATTGGAATGATTTAAGTGAAACAGCTTATGAATATATAAGTGGAACTAACGATTATCTATTTAAATATATTAGTGAACAAAATTACGCTGGATTACAAATTTTCTTTTCTGAAAAACAAATGTATGAAGGTGAATATTATACATCTACATCAACGTCTGGTACTTTTGATATTAATAATGGAAAATTAATTGGTTTTTCAGAGGGTTGGGAAAATAGACTTAGTAACCTTAGTGATACATATAAATCTAAAATAGAAAGTGGTACTACATATATACAAACAATAGCTGATGGACTTACAGAAGCACAAGAAGACGACCTTAAAGATTTCTTATTAGAACAGTTAGAATTTAGTATAGGTGAATACGAATATCAATTTACCCAATTAGATTTAAATTTAAAAACGTTAACATTAAACTATGTTAAGTATGTTAATCAATTAAATGTTGTTAATAGGGGAGCTGACGGTTATGGTGAAAATGGTAAGTGGACAACACTTAAATTGTCTGGTGGGACTGATGTATACCCAACAGCTAATGGGGTTGCACCACCAGATAACACTTTAAAAGAATTGGGTGATGATTACAAATATTTGACAAATTTAGTAACGTGTTACAGTAAAATATATAATGGTGATAGTAGTGATTTAGCTTTAAGTACGGTACTTAATGACGTTGTGAATGCTAAATTAACAACAGAAAACCAATTTGATTTGTCATCAACTGGAACATTAGCTAATAATTTTAGTTCACCATCTAGTTCTTCTCTAGACCCATTTATTATGGAATATATTTTATTTGGAATAGACTTAATGGACGAATCTACTGTTGATTCTTTAGTTACAACAAACATACAACCATTAAAAGATAATAATATAAATTATCCAGGTCCAGCTAATTTTATAACTGAAATGATAGATGTACTTTATCCACCACCACTTACAACACCTTTATGGGTAACTACCTTCCAAAACAAATGTTCTGAATTCATAGCTTTAAATGAAGATTTCTACATGAGAAAATTATTAGATATTAAAGAAGAGTTTGTTGATAAAACAATACCAGAAGGAAAAAATACATTATCACAAGGATTAACACAATTAGTTTATCCTACTGACCTAACAGATTTAAAAGATGATAAAAAACGAGAAATGACTTACGAACAAGTTACAGACCCAACATTAGAATCTTACATAAGAGAAAACGCTAGTCAGAAAAGCTTAGGTCCTACTAGTAGTTTTAATTTAAAATTTTATTAATTATGGCTAGATATTATAATAGATATTCAGATTTTAACGTTAATGGTGAAAATTTAACAATACCATTTCTTAAATTACCATCATTACCTACAGACAAAAAAACTATATATAAAACTAATAGTTCAAGACTAGATAAAATAAGTCAACAATATTATGATAGTCCATATTTTGGTTGGTTAATTTTACAAGCTAATCCACAAGTTGGTGGATTGGAATGGAATATTAAAGATGGTCAAGTATTGATTGTTCCGTATCCTTTAGTAGCTTCTTTGCAAAATTATAAACAAGCGGTGGATGACTATTTCTTTTTTTATGGTAAAAATGTACCAATAAACACTTTTGATGTTCCAAATATTGGTACCACACCAATTACTTATGTGGCACCCGTAAGTACTAACACAACTGGGAGACAAGGTACCATTAATACTAGGTCAAATAATAGCAGTAGTTCTTATTCATCTTCTTTTTAACTATTTAATTAATTATGGCAAATGAAATATCTAATGGTGATAATGTATTAGTTGAATTTTCAGAAAACAATATTTTATTGGTAGACCCAAACAGAGTTTTTGAAGGTGGACGAGTAAAAGATAGATTGGTTAAATCTGAAGAATTGGTAATATATGCTAGTTTAAAAGCTAGAGTGGTACCAAGAAGTAAACTAATAAGTGGTGCCGGTGTAGATAATCAAACACCAGAGGCTTTTATTGATGTTTTTGAAGGTGAAATAAATTTTTTAAAACCACAAGGTAAAGATTATTACACTAGTGATTGGACTGATACACAAACTGGTAAAGGATTTGGTACTGACGCTGGTTCACTAAACCAAAGGATACAAACTAGCACAATAGGAGCTAATGGTCAATTATTATTTAATGAACAAATTAGAAATAAAATTGATTCTGAATCTTTTGGAATTAATAATATTTCAGTCTCATTAAGTAGAGCATTTACTCCAATAGTAAATATAACTTTTACTGATGTAAGAGGACAAACACTTTTTGAACAAGGAGCTAATTCACCATACGCCGCTTTTTTTCAACTACCATATCCATTATTTAAATTAAAATTAAAGGGATATTATGGTAAAGCGGTAGAATACCAACTAATGTTGGAAAAATTTAATGCATCATTTGATTCAACATCAGGAAACTATAATGTAGTTTGTAATTTTAAAGGTAGAGTGACAGCGTTATTAGCTGACATTACACTACAAGAAATGAGAGTAGCTCCATATATGTTTTCTAAATCATACCAAATAGAGACTAATGAGGATGAAAAGTCTGATTTTATAACTAGTCGTGGAAGACAAATTTTAAGTCAAGTATATGCTGCTTACAAATCAAAAGGTTTAATTAGTGAAAATTTACCAGATATAACAATAGATGACTTAATACAAAGAGTAAAAGAGTTAGAAAATGATATAGAAAAAAAATTAAAAAGTTATAATTTAGATGCTTTGGATGATATTGAAACTTATGATAAAAGTTCAACATTATATAGAAATAAAATATTAACTTCTGGTGGTTGGAGGTCAACATATATTGATACAGATATAAATTCAGTTAGTGGTCCACAAGTTGATATATCTACAGACGTAGTATATTACCAATTTAAAAAACAATATAGGGATAATCCAGTAAAACAAAAAGAAGCTTTCGAAAATATAAAAAAAAGAATAAAAGAAGGTAATGAATCTTTATTAAGAAATAAAACTTTTGGCAATGGAGGTAAACAATCCATACCTGTCGATATAAAATTAGATGATTTTATAACAACACCACCTACAGGCTTTGAAGATAGTACGGGTGATTGGTTTAGGTTTGATATTTTTGAAGATAAAATAGGTAAAATAATAACAGTATTTAATACAAAAAGGACACAAATTGAAAATGAATTAACTTCAGCTGTAAATTCTGTAGTTATAGAATCATTAGGGTTTAATCCAACGATAAGAAATATATTTGCTATATTTATATCACACGCTGACACATTTTTAAGATTGATGGATGAAACACATTCAGAAGCTTTTGCGGTTAGAGATAGTTTAGATAGATTAAATGCTGTTAAAGGACCTGGTAATCCTAGTAGTGTTGATGAAGACGTTATAGTTTACCCTTGGCCACATTATTATATTGAAGAAACTGATGAAAATGGACCACAGTATGTTAGTACTTACCCAGGTTCACCAAAAGTATTAGGTCAAACAAAGGCTTATGATAATATATTGTGGCCAGAAGTTTATTTTGTGGAAGAATTTTTTAAAGCTCAACTTATCAGTAATTCTGATACCAAACCAGAATTTTCAGTTAATAGTGTTGGTGGTAATTGGATACCTATTACATCATTTGAGTTAGGTGAAGAACAAGTTTATATTAATAAATCTGTAGTTCCATTCAATTATGAAATTTGGGATAGGTCTACAGTATTTTCTGTTTTTTCTGGTTTATCAACTAGATTAAAAGAAAATGTTAGTAAAAATGCATTTTACGAATTATCAAAAATAGAGGCTTTTAATATAAAAGAATATTTAAGTGGTTTGCTTGACCTTAATGAATTACTTAAAAATCAAAACTTTAATTACAATACTTATTTAGATTATTTACAAGAAATATCACCATTAAACAATTACCAACTATTAATAAGAGACCAATTTAATACACCATATATTAGGACTAAAGTAAATGATTCTAGTTTTACATTGACACCTTTTAACGAATTTAAAAATTTAACTTATCAATTAAATGATGGTGACATACAAGAAACTTTGGATAACTTAAATTCTGTTTTAATTTCTGGAAACATTAGAAATGAAAATATTTTGGAAACTTTTCCTTTTTCACATTTTGTTTCAACATCACCAAACACATCTTGGACTGTAAATAATTTAGCTGCTGGTATAGATATATCTAGTTATGAAAATTTAAACAATATTTCACAAAGTATTAATTACCAAGCAGACCAAAAAGTTTTCGCTTCAATAATACCAAATAATGCAACATCTTTAGTTGTAGAAAACATACAATTTTACACTGATGGTGATTGGGCAACAAAAACAGCATTAACAGAATTATCTAATAAGGTACAAGATAGGTTTGTTAATAATCAAAATACTAGAAATTCTTGGGAAACTTTTTATGGTACGGTACAATATCAGGAGGGAACAGAATACGTGTGTAATCAAAACTTAATTACAACAGAAGGTAATTTAGAATATGGTAATGATTACAATGGTAAGATTTTTTCTAAACAAATAACTTCATTATTGAATACACCTTATTTTATTAATAGTTTAGTTGAAGGTGTTTCTAACGAAATTAATAATGTTGATAATCCATATAAGTCAGCGGCTTACTTATTTTTGAATTCATTACCACTACCAACTTTAAGAGAAAAAACATTATTAACGAATCAATCAACCTATAATATATATGGTGATTACATAGCTAAAACGTTAAATCAAGTATCTGCGGTACACCCATTACCTAGTGCTTGGATTTTAAAATATGGTGCTATATGGCATAGATATAAAGAATTTATTGACAATGGTAATGATTTTTTAAGTGACGTATGGGATAATTTTGATGCTAATACATACTTCAACAATACAAATGGTTTAGGGTACACGTATGATTTAAATGTGGGAGTTAATAATGCATTAATTAGTTTTGGTGGACAATGGTCTCCAGCACCAACCACAGACCAATTAAATTTAGGGTTTTATCCAGAACTAAATAACTATATTTATTATTTTGTAACTGGTGAACTTTTGTATGATGGTTTAAATATTAGTGGTTTCCCAATAACAGATAATCAAATTAATCAATTAATATTACAAGAATCTTTATATTTAAAAAACGCTGAAGAACTTACAATAACTTCAATAGATACGGACCCAATACAAACAAAAGCTAATTTATGGTTTAATTATTATGACTTAACTAGAGAAGGTTATTTAAGTGGGTATACAACAGCTCAATATTTATTATTTCCATGTGAGGGAGGTATGAAAAAATCACAATTAGAATTTGAAGTTGAAAGTCCGTATTATTTAAAAAATAATCAAAATGTGACTAATGGTGCTGTTAGATTAGTTTGGGGATTATCAAATTATGGTTATTTTGAACATAAACCAAATACATTACCTAGACCAGACCAATATTTAAAAAGAATATTAAGTGACCAAGAAGAACAGTTGTCTTTTGACATTGTAAATAATGAAGAGTATGCTTCAATAGAAGAACTTTTTGATATATTTACACCAGAAATATTAGATAGGTTTGAAGAATATTTTTTAAACTTTACAAAATATTTTGACCCAGACCCACAGGTATTTTATGATGAGGAAGATATTATGTCTTTGAACTTTCAAAAATTATTAAGAGAATTTTTAAAGATAGACCAAGATAAAGTTAATACAACACAAAGTAATACACAGTTAAGTTATAATTTAGGTAAAACACAGTTGGATAAAATAAATGTGACACTAAGACAATTCTTATCACACCAAACTGCTTTTAATTTCTATAACCCTAAAGATGTGGATATATTAGTATTTAAGAGTATAGCACCTTCTTCGGGAGCTACACAATATATTAATTTTGAAAACTATCAAGGAAATTTACCACCAGATATTTCATTAACTCAATCAACCACATTATATCCGAATGAATGGAAAGAATTAAGAAAAAATGTTGGGTTTTATAGTGATTCATTATCTTCGGGTTATACTTTAAATTTAATATATAATGATGCTGGAAATTATGTTACTGAATTTTTTAGAGAGTTTAATATAGATTTTAATGTTACTAATATTAAAAATTTAAGAAAAATTATAAGAATGTATGTGACAGCTAGAATAGAAGCTGGAGCTGACCAAAATATCGATAATAGAGAATTCTTACAAAGGATTAAAACAGAAGTTATTGAGTCCTGGGAATTTAGTCAGTTTGATTATCTAAATCAATTATTCATACAACTTCAAAAAGTTCTACCAGAGACCACAGAAACAGAAATAGAAGAGTTTACTAATAATTCAACATATGAAAGTGATGAAAATAAGTTGGAACAATATCAGGTATTTAAAACATTAAATGATAAATGGGTTAGTGGTGAAGAATTCAGTAACAAATACTTATTCGAAGATTTTCTATTTTATGATGTTGCAAATAGAGATGTGGGAGATAAAGCAATTATTACTACTGATGCTATCATGAGTTTTGGTAGTCCTAACAATGCAAAAGCAAGTTTATTAACAATTATAGGTTCTTTGTTACAAGGTAATTTCTTTAATTTTATGGGGATGCCTAGTTACATTAATTTTTATGGTATGACATCCCAAGGAGATACCCCTATACCAAAGTTAAGTACTCAAGATGAAGCTGATGCAATTTTTGGTACTCATTTGGAAGTGGATAGTTTGGATTCTGGACCTAAATTTTTATGTCAGTATGTAGGACCACCATCTACACAACTTGGTGGTGAATTAAGTAAAAAAAGTAAGTATGAAAACGATTCATTTTTATTAGGCAGGACAGCACAAAATCCTTTGTTGTCTACAAATTATGACCCACAAAAAAATAATAAAGTAGTTGCGTTTGCGGTTGATTTTGGAATACAAAGTCAAGGAATTTTTAAAGGAATAACTTTAGACCAAAGTCAATTTAAAAATACTTCAGAATCATTTGCTGTTACAGAGTCTATGGCTCAATCAGCTAATGATAAAAGTATTTTAACTCAAGGATTAAGTTTATTTAACATATATAAAACTAGGTCTTATACTTGTAAAATAGAAGCTATGGGAAATGTATGTATACAACCAACCATGTATTTTTCACTTAGACATATACCTATGTTTAGTGGTCCATATTTAATTTTAGATGTGGAACACAATATACAACCAAATACAATGACAACTACGTTTACTGGTGTTAGAGTACCATTTCACAAAATGCCTGAAATAACACAATTAGTAGCTAAGGTTAATCAAACATTTTTAAATAAAGTAAGGAAAAAAGTTAAAGAAGAAAAAGCGATACAAAGACAAGGTGGTTTTGAACCAGAAAGCACCACAGAAAGTGAATCAGTTAAAAGCGGTAATTCTAATTTTAGAGGTAGAGATGACGATAAACTAGATTATATTATTATTCACGTTACCGCTGGAATAAACTATGGTAATGACCCAGTTTCCACAATAAATCAAGAACATATAAATAGAGGATTTGCTGGTATTGGTTATCATTTTTTAATTGGTAGAGGAGCTGAAGGAAATGATAATAGTCCAGAAGGTACTTTGTATGGTGCTAGACCAGATAATAAAATTGGTGCTCACACTTTGGGACATAATAGTAGGTCTTTAGGTGTTAGTATGATAGCGAATTGTGATAAAATAGGTGTGTATGGTAAAGATGAAGGTGGTGACCACCCAACTAGAATACAAAAAGAAACACTGGAATGGACATTATTGTGGTTATTATTTAAAACAGGATTACTTAAAATGGGTAATAATATGTCAGTTATTGTTAAAACAAGAGAATCAGACGTTGAAGTTACTAACCCAAAAGTTTTGGACAATACTGGTGGTATAGGCTCAGATTTATGGATGAATATTTTAAAAGGACATAATGAATTTGCTAACAAAAGGTGTCCTTGTTTTAGAGTAGAAAGAACTTTAAGTGATACAAGTCCTGGTAGTTTAATGAGTAAACTAAGAGTTAAACTAAAAAAAGCTTTGGAAGATAGTAACTTTACACCAGGTCCAGATTATGGGCAAACATCAATGATTAGGTATTTTTCTAAAAAAGCTAAAGAAAAAGGTTGGGTACCAAGTCCATGGTCAACATCTACTGGACAATTCGGTGGAAGAGATTTAGCTGTAAACTAAAACAGAGATTTAGTAATGTCGTAATATTTATAAATAAAACGTTATTAATATGGAAAATATTGAAAAAAATTTAGATAATTATTTAGGAATCAAAAAACCTATCTCTAGTACTGTTTATAAAAAAGAAATGAAAACTGAAGAAGGGTTTGAAGAAGTATGTGATATGCAAACTGGAGAATGTAAAACAATTAAAACAAAAGACGGACTTATCGAAAGAGTTAATAAAAGAATGATTACTGAAGACGGTAGGAGTTTATTAATGGGATAAAAAAATAAAAAATGGCTCGTATAAAAAAAATAGAAAACATTTTATCTGAAGAATTAAAAAGATTCAACCAAATAGGTAGTTACGTAAAACAATTGGATGAACAATTTTTAGGTTTTGCTGGTGGAAGCTTTGAATTATCTGAACAAGAGGAGGGTGAAGAAGAAGTTGAAACTGAGGGTGGTGAAACAAATGTGGAAACTGATGATTTAACATTAGATGATACAGATACAACAGAAGATGAGTTGAGTTTAGATGACACAACGGAAGATGATTTATCTATGGATACTGATATTACAACAGATGTTAGTGGAAATACTGAAGAAATTGATGTTACAGACATTGTAAAAATGACAAAAGAAACTGGTGAAAAAACTTCAGACTTGGAAAGTAGTGTTAATAATCAAAAAGATAGTATAGATTCATTAATAGATAAGTTAGATGATTTAGAAAATAAATTAAACTATATGGATAAACTAATGACTTCTATTGGTGATTTAGAAGATAAAATAGAAGAATTTAGACCACAAACACCAGAAGAAAAATTAGAATTACGTTATTTAGATAGTGGACCATTTAATCAATCACCAAAAAAATACTGGGAAGAAAAAAAAGGTGAATTAAAAAAACAAAAAGACAAACATGATTATGTATTAACTTCTGATGATGTTGAAGATTATAATGATAGTGATATTAAAAATAGTTGGGTATACAATCCAGACGAAGATTAGTTAAAAATAATATAATAAATTTAAGGGGGAAGGTTCATTGACTTCCCCTTTTTTATTTGTTATAATTAGGTATATAAATTTAATTAACAAAAAAAAATAAAAATGAGTAGTTTAGACGCAATTTTAAAACAATACGAACAGGGACAATCAGATAATAATACACCTAAAGTTAGTATTAGTAGAGAAGAAAGACTTAAAAAGTATTTCGCTACTTATCTACCTAAAGGTGAAAAAGAAGGTGAGAAAACTATTAGAATCGTACCAACAAGTGACGGTAGTTCACCATTTAAAGAAGTGTTCTTTCATGAAGTACAAGTAGATGGACAATGGGTTAAATTAATGGACCCAGGTAAAAATGGTGATGGTTCACCAACTGGTGAAAGAAGCCCATTAAATGAAGTTGAAGAGGCATTAAGGATGACTGGCAATCAAAAAGACAAAGAAATTGCTAGACAATATCGTTCTAAGAAATTTTACATTGTTAAAATTATTGACCGTGACGCTGAAGAAGATGGTGTTAAATTCTGGAGATTTAAATGGAATTATAAAGGTGACGGAATCATGGATAAAATCATCCCAATTTTCCAAAAAAGAGGAGATATTACAGATGCTGTTGAAGGTAGAGATTTAACATTAATGTTGAAATCAATTCCATTACCTAATGGTAAAGGAAACTATACTGTTGTTTCTATGGTGATGGCTGAGGACCCAAGTCCGTTGTCTACAGATGAAAACACAGCTAAAGAATGGTTGAGTAATTCTGAAACATATAAAGATGTTTATTCACAAAAACCAGTTGAGTATTTAGAAGCTATTGCTAGAGGAGAAACCCCAACATGGGATAGTGATTTGAAAAAATATGTTTATGGTGACTCAGAAAGTACTATAGAGTTTGGAGACAATTCAAATCAAACACAAAATGTAGGTAACTTTGACCCACAGGCTGACCAAGATGTTGATGAAGAATTACCTTTCTAAAATTAAATTATAATGGCAATTAAGAAAAAAAGTTTTAAAGACGTTAAAGGTAAATTTTCTAAAAAAGCTTCCTTCAAACCAGATAGATTTTTTGATTTGGGGGAAGCGTTTTTAGACGCTACTGGAATACCAGGACCTTCCATGGGGCATATAAATATGTTTCTTGGTCATTCTGATACTGGAAAAACTACAGCTTTAGTTAAAACAGCTGTTGATGCTCAAAAGAAAGGTATTTTACCGGTGTTCATTATAACTGAACAAAAATGGGATTTTGACCATGCTAAATTAATGGGTCTTGATTGTGAGTTAACCGAGGAAGGAGATTGGGACGGTTTTTTCTTATTCAATAACGATTTTCAATATATTGAACAAATCACTGATTATATAAATGATTTGTTAGATGCACAAGAAAAAGGTGAATTAGAATATGATTTGGTTTTCCTTTGGGATTCGGTTGGTTCTGTTCCATGTAAAATGACTTTTGATGGTAAAGGTGGAAAACAGCATAACGCTAGTGTATTATCTGATAAAATTGGTATGGGAATAAACCAAAGAATTACTGGTTCTAGAAAAACTAGTTCAACATATTTAAATAGTTTAATTACGGTAAATCAACCGTGGGTTGAACTACCAGATAACCCATTCTCACAACCTAAAATTAAAGCTAAAGGAGGTGAATCACTTTGGTTAAACTCCACATTAGTATTTTTGTTTGGGAATCAAAAAAATGCTGGAACATCTAAAATAACAGCAACAAAAGATAAAAGAAAAGTAAAATTCGCTACACGTACTAAAATATCTATTATGAAAAACCACGTAAATGGTTTGGGTTATGAAGATGGTAAAATTTTAGTTACACCACACGGTTTTTTAAAAGGTAAAGATGCTAGTGAAGAAAAAAAATCAATAGAAGATTATAAATCTGAAAACTCTGATTATTGGAAAAACATAATTGGCTCTGACGGTGATTATAATTTAGCTGTCGAAGACACAGGAGAAATATTTTAAATTAAAAAAAATGGCAAAAGTAGAAAAAGGAAACAAAATTAAAGTTCATTACGTTGGAACTTTAAATAACGGTGAAAAATTTGATAGTTCACATGATAGAGG